CAACCCCAACACTAACCTCAACCTCAACGCCAACACTAACCTCAACGCCAACAGTAATGCCAACCGCGACAACCACCAAAACGCTCACACAGACACAGACCCTCACACAAACCAACACCACAACCGCTACCGCCACGAAGACCGCAACCCCCACCATCACGCCCACACAGACGAACACCCCGACACTAGTCCAATACTTATCTCCATTGAACCTGATAGGAAGCACGGCCTACACGAATCCCGGAGAGGTGGAACTGAGATGGATCAGGCCAAGCATATCAGGCATAACCGGCTATCTTGTCCAATATCAACTAGACGTTACGGTTGATTCTTTAGGCTGGAGAAATTGGACGACAAGACCGGGAGCCAGTTCCATTTCCACGAAAATATCCGGACTTCCCTACGGGAATAACTTCAAATTTAGGGTTGCACCGACAACCTCTTCCGGCATTGGCGAGTTCAGCCCGTATGCCTATGGGGAATTGATCGATCAATACACAGGCCTGCCGTTCTTTATATTCTACAATTCCGTAGGAGGGAATGGTTTGGATGTCGCCGGAACAGGCATATCTGCACCTACAAACTTGATCGGCATTCCCGGCAACAACAGGGTCATAGTGACGTTTGACAAACCGACAAATGACGGCGGAAACCTTATATTTTACCTGCAATATGAATATTCGACCAATTCCGGATCTACATGGCTGTCTGCAACCAATGACAATCTAGTCCAAGTCGGTGATCCCAATTTCATCTCTTTCCCCGCCGCTAACGGAACCAACTACTCGGTCAGGATCAGGCATCTCAGCTCGGTGGCCGGAACCAACTTGCCGGTTTACGGGGACTGGGCAGTCGTGAACAACATAACCCCGAGATCAAACGTATCACCGAACATAGTCATTAAGACTCAACCCTACACTGAAGCCGTCTATGCCAAGGCGCTGACGGACCTTGGTGGGGAAATCGTCTTCGAAGCCGGGGCCTACGCCACCAATTCGAGCGTAACTTGGACTTGGGAGAGTTCCTTTGACGGCGGCCAGACGTGGGCCGAAGTGCCAGCCAGTGACAACTACATTCCTTTCCCGAACAGCAATACTTTGAAATACAAGTACTACTCCTTTAATTTAGACAACAACGGCCGGGGGGGAGAAGGCTGGACAATATTGGCTTTCGATGACGTCACCCTGGAGGATAACGGAAGGATGTTCAGGGCCAAGGCATCGGCACCGGATTGCTCGCCGGTGTACTCCAACCAAGTCGCCATCAAGGTCGTGAATATATACAACTATTACAACTTCACCCCCACCCCGACGCCCACCACGACGTTGACGCAAACCTTTACCAGCACGCCAACACTGACCAAGACGCTCACCAGAACCCCCACCCTGACCAATACGCCTACCCTGACCAATACCTTGACCAATACGCCTACTCTGACCAGGACTCTGACCACTACGCCTAACCTGACCAAAACTCCGACACTAACACCAACATCAACAATAACACTAACGCCAACAAGAACACTAACTTCAACACCAACATCAACACTAACACTAACGCCAACAAGAACACTAACTTCAACACCAACATTAACTTCAACTTCAACACCAACATTAACTTCAACATCAACGCCAACATTAACTTCAACATCAACGCCAACACTAACACCAACTTCAACGCCAACATTAACTTCAACACAAACATCAACAAGAACACTAACGCCAACAAGAACATTAACTTCAACACCAACTTCAACGCCAACATTAACTTCAACATCAACACCAACAACAACACTAACGCCAACAAGAACATCAACAACAACTCCGACACTAACAAGAACACTAACGCCAACAAGAACATTAACACCAACTCCGACGCAAACACTTACACTAACGCCTTCTTTCGGATCTCAACCAACGCTTATGGCCATGAACATTGGTAGCTGGGGGGATCCTCATATGTATATCCGAGCACCACAAACATTAAATCCTAACAACTATACATCAGGAAAGTTTTTTGCAAAGTGGGATGACAATTCAAGCACGAACGAAATACTTTTATTAAATTTACAAACCACAACAGATACTGTTAGAATTTTTTATAAACCAAGACTTTGGACAATGCCGCTGGCATTTGGAGCCAAAGTTATAGAATCCATACGGGTAGAATGGAGTTATAACTTAAATAATGTTCCTACATTCTACTCGACAACATATACAAATGCCGCTTATGTAACCGCTGGACCTGTTGCTATTTCTATAGTAAAGATAGGAAGCGGAAATGCCTCGTATCTTTCATTTGAAATAAAATGGAACCAAATTTCAAATTTGGTGAAATTTGGTGGAGCTATAAGTGTAGTTCTAAGAAAAGTAGTAGCTCAAGGGGGTTTTTGGTCTTCTCTATTCGGACCAACAGTCGATGGATTTGGAGACGCTGGTAGTGCTTACGGTCTTACTAGAAGAAGCTTTGAAACTCTTAGCTTCAATGCCCAAACAGATGTCGGATTAAGTGAAAATGATATTACTGGTCTTGGTGGTGCTCTTGAAAATTTAGTATATCAAGATCTGACTGGCAATATGGAACATAATGGAGAAAGTGTTGAAGATTGGGACTCAACATGGAAAGGAGACGGAATCGTTCAAGGAATTAATAATGTTTATAGTGTTTTTGGAACGCTGGGACGTTATCTTGCTGACCTTGTCATAAACCAGAACGTTGCTGTAGAAGGTATGGATGAAACTACAGCAAATGATATTATTACAAATTTCAATCAAAATGAAGTTTCTCAAGATTATGGCCCCTACTCTCCATTTAGAAAATATTCAATAAATTCAGAAGCTCCAAAGATCAAAGAAGTAAATTCTATAAAATATAAATCTCCGAATAAACGAGATATGGCTGTTTGTTTGGCAATTTTTTCTCCAGAACAATCAAAAAATTTATTAAATAATTATAATATAATTAAAAATAAATTAGATGAAGCCAAAATTCCTAATTACACAATAGAATTAACTTATAATAATAAAAATTTAATAAAAGATCCATTTGTAAGATTAAATACAAGTTCCATAATGTTTCATAAAGAAAATTTATGGAATATTTTGGCAAATAAGATATCAAAAAGATATAAAAAATTAGCATTCTTAGATACAGATATAATCTTTACTAATCCAGATTGGTATAATGAGTTATCTGTAACTTTGGATTCAAACAATATAGTTCAGCCCTTTGAATCTGCGATGTGGCAAAATTCAAAAGGCGAAATAGAATATGACAATCCTTGCTCTGCTCAATTTATAGGATTAAATAAAAAACTAGACTTTTCATCATGTCATCCTGGTTTTGCTTGGGCAATGACAAGAAGTACATTCGATAAAATTAATGGATTTTATGAATATCAAGTTCTTGGTGCTGGCGATGCACTATTTGCAATGGCATTAAATAAAAATGAATTTCTACCGGATCAATATGGATATCATAGTTCTTTAGTGGATTCTTACAATAAGTATTTGAATAATATAAAAAATATTAACTTAAAAATAAGCTATTTAGAATCTTGCAACGCAGTTCACTTATATCACGGATCATTAGAAAATAGAAATTATGGTAAAAATAAAGCACCAGAAAAACTAGAATTTGACATATCTAAAGATGGATTACTAGAATGGAAAGATTTAAAAAATAATGAAATTATAATATCTAATTTCAAGAATAGAAAAGAAGATGATTATATAATTAATGAATAATTAAGGAGGATTGTTAATGATATATGAATCAATTGGAAAATTGAAAATAAGTGGATGTGCAGTTAAACGTGTAATTAAAAAATTCGAAACATACTTTCCTGTTGGATCTAAAGCTTGGATAAAGAAAAAAGCTAAAATTGGAAAGCTAGAAACGATCTTTATAAAAAAAGTATACAGAACAATTTCGGAAAATTACAGCTATCAGGGAATCCAACCTGTCATAACATATGTGGACACTTTTAATAGAGTTTGGCTAGAGGATGAATTAACCTGGGAAGAAGATGCAATTGATTTTGCTAAAATTCATTGGATTAGAGTTAGAAACTTTGCTGAAAATCAACTAATAAATAATTGTCCGCCAGAACCACCTTGCGGAACCTAAACTTCAACAAAAATTGCTTCTCCCCAAGATTTATTTTGGTTTGCTACGTATTCTTTTGAGTGAGCAATTTTTAATAACAAAGATTCACTTATAGATTTTGTTTTTTCTATATTCTTGTTCATACAATTTCTTGTTCTTATTTCATTGCTATGAGATACGCAAGAATTATATTTGCCATCCTGTATAACCAGCTCAAGATTATTTTGCATTCTACATCTGTATTGAAAATTTGTATCATCCAAGCCCCAGCCAACCGAAAAGCTTTCATCATATCCATTGACTGAATAAAAATGGTCTTTCTTACAAGCAATCATTCCACAACACCCATCATTGCCAAAATTATCACTAGAATTAGACGCAACTATAATTTTATCATTTTTATTGAATAAATCAAAAAGATACTCACAGTAATTTGCACATAAAATATTATCAGAGTCTAAATTAACAATTATATCACCAGAAGATTTCTTGTAGCATATGTTTTTGGCGTGAGCAGCACACCAATATTTTTGATCTATTACTTTATAGTATTTTACTAAATTATCATCTAAAAATTCAGATAAATTTTCTTTTACCCATTCGTCCAAGTTATCATTGCTGCTATAGTTTAGCAAAATAAATTCTCGATCAGCATAAGATTTCGTGTTTTTTATGCTATTAATATAGGTTTTTTCTAAGTGAAAAAGCCTATTCATACAAGTTGTGCAAAAAGAAATTTTCATTTTTTAATAAAGAAAGCAACTATGGTCATTCGGATATGATCCCCAGCATCTTTATCAACTCTATTGATAGAGTGCCAAACTCCGCCTTTAGTCAAAACAAGTCTATTCGGCTTGCAAGTAATATACTGTCCGCATCCATAATACTCTAAAAATTTATCTTCAAACGTGTGATTTATACTAGGATCTGGGACTCTTCCTTCTCCCTCTATTTTTGGAGTTCTTGCAATCATCAACTCACCACCCCAAGTAGAAGCCCAGTAATCATGACAATAAAAAATTCCAGCAGCAACGTAACCCTTATCATTATGCCAACTTAATTTTGTTTCTCTTCCATATAGATAACACCTCAATGTTAATTCGTCCCAATCTTCAGGGCATATTTTTGGATTTTGCTTAGAAATTTCCTTGAAGTAAGTAGCCATACATGACATATAGTTGTCATTTAGAATTGGCTCATTAGCTTTATAGGTATAAGACTTACTTCCCATAGGCATCCCATCAGAAATCCGCCAAACCTTTAGCCAACGCTCAATATGAGGAATAGCATATTCTTCAGATTGAGCAGAAGAATTCACAGCACTAAATTCTTGACTATTTAAAAATTCATCATAAACAACAAATTCATCAGCATCTAAAGTTTTATTCATGGTCTAATAATCTCCAAATTATTTAAATGATAATAATATTTTTCAAAACAATCTTCTGTTTTTAACAACAAAGATTCTTCGAATTGATTAGGCTTTCTATCATCTTCTCCATCTATTTTATCATGTTTTAATGGTTCAATCAATCCTAAATAATTTTGAATTACTTCAAAAGATTTACCATCCATTAATTCATCATAGGTTATCAACACAGAATTTTTAGTTTGTTTTGCCATTTCATAAATTCTTCTAAGTCTAAACCTGTAGTAACTAATTGCACTTTGTTTGCTATAATTTCTATGATTAAAACAAATTTCATTTAAAGATTGGCGTGGTGATCTGATAACATAAATAAATTTACAAATATTATAGAATAATTTACAAGAAAAACTCTGATTGTACAGTAAATGATCACCATAGACAGATCCAGAAGAATTTCTATATTTATGAAATTTATATAAAAATTCTAGACTTTCAACGTTATTATATTGATGATTAGAAGATAAAATAGTGCATCTAGGATTATTATTGAGAATTTTTACTAAATAATCTGAGTTAGACCCTAAATGACTTACTACAAAAGCAACCTTCTTCATAACTATAATATAGTGAATATATAAATAAAAGAGGTATTCTAAATGGCCTGGTGGGATTTTTATAAACTTTGGACCTATGAATTTGAAAATGGCCCTATAGAAAAGGCGAATTTTAATAATTCTCAATTAACAGGCGCAGGCGTTACTGTGCCTGATGCTATGCCAGATTTAAGAGGGGAAATTTGGAATGGCGGCACAAAAGGCCAAATTAGATTACATGATAGTAATGATTTTATAGACTTATCCACAGTAACAAACAGGCAGTCAAGATACAAAGAATATGAAAGACTAAGAAATGTTGCAGAAATAGAAATGGCAATGACGGTTATTGCAGATGAAGCTTGCATCGCCGGAGAAACTCGGATAGCAACATTATTCGAAGGCTACGTTACAATTGAAAAATTAGCAGCAAGATGGAAAAAAGAACAACACCCATTTTTAGTTTATTGTTGGGATTTTGAAAAAGAAGATTACACTTTGGGTTGGGCTTTTGATCCTAGGTTTGTTAAAAAATCAAAAACAGTAAAAGTAATACTAGATGACGGAAGCTATTTTGTAACAACAGATGATCACAGAATTCTTGATATTAATCAAAATTGGGTTCATGCTGGCGACTTGAAAAAAGGCTCAGAACTCACCCCATTCTACAAAATAAATCCAAACAGATACCTCAATAATATTAAAACAAATCAGTTTTCAAGAATAAAAACATCAAAAGGATGGATTCATGAACGCCAATTTATAGATGAATGGAAAAACGGATCAGATAAAAGATATGAAAAAATAAATAAGGCCATGAGATTGCTAACAGAAGGAGCTACAACAAAACAAACAGCAGAAATATTAGGACATCAATGGCAAACAGTTGAATCTTGGATCAAAAAAGAAGGATTCACTTTAAAAGAAATAAGATGGCTAGCTGAAAAAGAAGATAGAAGAAGAGTAATAGGAATTTATCCTTACGGCGAAATGAATGTGTATGACCTGTCTGTAAAGGATCATGAAAATTTCTGTACCGACTCTACGGTGATGCACAACTGCCAAAAAGATGACAAAGGAAATGCTTTTTTAATTAATTGCAAGAATCAAGAGGTTGTAAAAGAACTCGAATTTTTATGCTTCAACAGAAATATGCTGAATTTAAATAGAAAAATTTGGCAAATGACCAAGAGGCTGTGCATATTTGGGGATGGATTTTATGAATTGATAACAAATTTAGATAGTCCAAAAGATGGAATATTAAAAATTCAAGAATTGCCACCCGATTCAATGTATAAAATTGTCACGACAAAAGGCAAAGTAGTCGAATATCAACAATCAAAAGAAGGTCCAGATTATCAAGGTCTAACCAGAGGAAATATAACTCAACAATCTGAACTAGAACTTCAGCAATCAACGGCAATAAGATTCGCTCCACAGCAAGTAACCCATATCTACTTAGGAGAAGATAGAAAAACATTCTACCCATACGGACAATCGCTTATAGAGCCAGCAAGAGGACCTGCACATCAACTAAGACTAATGGAAGACGCTATGCTCGTCTATAGGCTAAGCAGAGCACCAGAAAGAAGAGTTTTTTATATAGACGTAGGACAACTTCCACCATTCAAAGCAGAAGCTTTCGTTGATAGAATGAAAGATCAATTTAGAAAAAAGAAGGTAGGAACAAACCAAGGAACCGGAGCAAATGCTGTTGAAGAAAGATGGCACGCCCCAGCTGCAGACGAAGATTATTGGATTCCTCTAAGACCAAATGCAAATACAAGAGTGGAAACTTTGCCTGGCGCCCAAAATCTAGGCGAAATTGATGATGCTTTATATTTTAGAAATAAATTATTTACCGCTCTTAATTTCCCTAAAAATTATTTTAACGTAGAAGACCCAGGCTCAACAAGAATAACATTATCTGCTCAGGATGCAAGATTTGCAAGAATGGTAGAAAGAATTCAATCTAGCATTGAAGATGGAATTGTTGAAATATGCGAAAGACATTTGCAAATGAGAGGATTTCCTTTTGAAAGTTTTGAAGATTTGAACATACAAATGACTCCTCCTTCAGCATGGAAAGAACTAAGCGAAGCAGAAATAATGAATAATAGAATAAATGCAGTAACAACGCTAAAAGGCTCATTAATTATGAGTGATTACGATTTATTAACTAAGTTTATGAAGCTGCAACCGGCAGATGTTGAAAGAATAGTTTCTAGAAATAAGATACAAAAACTTGAAGAACTTAAGCTGCAAATAATTGGTCAAAATCCACAACTGCTCGGCGTTGGAACCCCAGGACAACAATCTAATTCAGAGATTGGAGCAGAAAGTTCAGGGCCTAATCCAATGATAGGATTGGATGGACCAAATCCAGAGCAAGGGGAAGAAACACCACAAGATCAAGAAACACCACAAGATCAAGAAACAGAACAGCCAGAAATGAGTTCTGATGCAGAGTTAGAAGAGCCAAGTGAAGAAGATATCAAAAAATATGATCTTGGAATAGAAGATTATAACGATGTTATTGATGACGAAGAAATAGACTGGAGCGAGGAGACCTAAAGTTCTCCATTCCCATAATTAGAATCAGAAGCATTTTTAGAAATAACATCAGGCTCAGAATTATTTTTAGAATTATTTAATTCATCAATAATGCCCTTTATATCAGGGTCTTTATAAGATAATTTATCAAAAAAATCTTTTATTTCAGGATTATATCGTTCCCAAGACAAAGCTATTAATTTATTTAATAAGTTTTGGAAATGATTATTGTTTTCGATAAATTCTTTATAGGTTTTAAACATAATATTAAAAATTTAGAAGCAGTAATGATAAAAATTTAATATCAGCTGCATACTATAGATATAGTGTATGTAGTAAATTTTGCACTAAATTTGTTTAAAACAATTAAGAAGTTCGAACGAACCGCTAAGGAGTAATTTAGCTATGAAGAGAAAACTCATTGAATTTGATGTCTTTGAAAGAATTAAAAAAGACTCCCTCTCAAATGCACAAAGAGAACTTGAAGAGGCATCACTATACTTGGCAAAAGCTCTAAATTTAGAAGCTGTGGAACTAAATTGCTATGGATCAGAAGATGTCATCTATGAATCAGTAGATGGAACATATGTTCACGCCAATTATAAACTAGATAATGGATTTATCGAATTCGACAATATACAAGAATTAATAATCAACGAAGAATCAGAAAGAGCCAAATCACACCAAACTCTTTCAGAAATGCTAGATTGCCTTATTGAATCAAAAGAAAAAGAAGCAGAAGATCTTTTCGCTGAGTGGGCAGAATTGCCAGGAACAAAAAGAATATTTACAGAAGCTAGAAAGAAAAGAATTGTTTGTAGAGCTGCAAAAAATGGTTCGCCAAAATGTGGCCCTGTCATGTGGAATGACACACCTAAACGCCACCAAAGTGCAACAGTGAAAATCGCCAGAGCAAAAGGAAAGAAAAAAGCAAACCTAAAAAGAGGGGCTTCAAGAAAGAAACTATGGGCCGCTACTAGAGGAAGAGCAAAAGCAGCTATCGGAAAGATGGTAAAAGAATGGAATGTTTTGGCTGAAAATGTTATGGGCTATGTAGACCATTATGAAAATGGCCCAGCAATTCAAAATACACAAGTAAAAAATAATGAATCTGGTGATGTTGTTTCAATAAGAATTCCAACAGCCAAAACAAGAAATGAAGCAAAAATACTTCAATTCAATTGGAAAACCTTAAACACAGACGTTGTTGTGAAAAGAGGCGAATCCAAGAAAATACATGAAGATGTAAATTTTGCCAGAGAAATCGCAGAAATAAAGAAACAAAACGCCTTATCAGACGAGAAATCTTTAGAAGAATCTTTGGAGAAAACAGCATCAAATTGGCCACAAGTTCTATATCTAACTCAAAATGAATTAGCAGAACAAGTAAAGAAATCATTAGAACTACTAGATGCTAAAAATTATGATGATCAAACATGTGAATTCATCGCAGAAGGATTGTTGAGAACAGCTCACGAATCTTTTGTTGATAGAGTAGCAAAAATTCTCAGACTTGCCGGTGCTAAAGTCAATGAAAATGCTGCTGATCCATATGTCGAATTCAAAAACATAGTTGAAACATATTATAAGAATTTAGATGAATCAACATCTCTTGAAATGCAAGTATTTGTTGATTTATATGAAACTCTTAGAAGTGTTCATGAAATTGCCAAAGAAGATCAAAATCAAGAGCTAGCTGAAGAAGTATCTGAGTATCTTGATGAATTATTGCCAGTAATCACAAGACAATCTGAACCATCCTTAGAGTTGGCTTCAGAAGCAGCTTGCTGGCTCTATGATCTAGTTGAAACAAATCTAGAAAGCATGAGCTGGGAAGAAGATAAGCCATTCGTAACAGCAAGCGGAGAACACCCAGCTTTAGCTAGAAAAGCTAAAATGGGATACTCACCAGCCAGTGATTTCTCAGGAGATTACGGAAACTTGCCATCAGCAAGTCAAGGCAAAGGCAGAGATGCCAGCGTAGCTGACGAGTTGGCAAATAAAGGTCCATCAAATGAAGGTGGAGAGGGCATTTATCCAAGCTTAGATAATCCATATCTTCTAAAGAGTGGAGATTATAAGATCAAGGGCGAAGTTGATGTTGACTCTGACTCAGGTCAACTCGCTCATTGGGGAAGTTCGGATACTTGGCCCAATTTACAAAATCCATATGTAAAACAAGGTGAAGTTGCTAAGGACGTAGAATAAACTTAAGGAGACATTCATGCAAATTTTACTTGAACATGACATAACTCCTGGAACAGTTTATGAAAACCAACTGATTCTTGGAGGTGGTTGTTGCGCTATTTTGAATGAAATGGATTTACACGAATCCGCTGGTACTTCCGGCGGGACTGTTAAATTCAAAGGAAAATTTCAAGAAGCTAACGCGGTTAATAAAAACAGAAGGATGTATCCATTTGAAGTACTTAACACTAATGTTAAGACTCTTCAAGAATGCATCTCCAAAGGAGGGCTAATTGGAGAATTAGATCATCCTACTGATTCAATTATCCATTTTACAAACGCTTCTCATAAAGTTTCAAAACTTTGGTGGGAAGGGAAAGTACTAATGGGTGAAGGAATAATACTTAATACTCCTGCTGGTAAGATTCTTAGATCATTAATTAATGATGGTGTTAGAGTCGGTATAAGCAGCAGAGGTGTTGGTAACGGCAAAGTGAATGAGGAAGGCATATTGGTTATCGGAGAAAGTTATAAACTAATAACATTCGATGCCGTTGCTGACCCAAGCACAGCGCAGGCTTTTCAAGAGCGCGTAGTCTCTAAGGAAAGTGTGGATTCTATTCCTGTGTCACCAGAAAACCCTAAATTTATGAAAAAAAATGAAGGTAGCAGCATACATAACATCAGCAAAGAGTTAATTATTGCTGCCCTAGGTGGCATTGTTCACAAACAAGCCAATGAAATTAAAGCGAGGTTGAGCTAATGGAAAAAATTGTCGAAGCATTAACAAAACTACTTCCTGAAGATGCAGTTACAGAAGTATCTGAGGCAGTAAAAGTAGAGCTTGAGAAAGCAAAGCAGGAATGTGAGCAGGAGTTTAACTCCAAGCTTGAAGAAGCCTATGCCGAACTTTCTAAAGAACTAAAGGCCACAGAAGAAACCGGATTGCAAGGTTATCAAGAAGCGTATGCTATCATTGAAGATCTTCGCAAACGCCTAGAAGTTCAACAAAAAGAATTTGAAAGTTCTATGGAAGAAGGATACGAAGAAGCATACCAAATGCTACAATCAGAAAAATCTAAAAACGAAAATTTAGAAGTTGAAATGTACGATCAATTCAACCAAAAACTCTCAGAAATGAAAGAATATATGGTTGAAAAAATAGATAATTTCCTTTCATACAAAGGACAAGAACTATACGAAAATGCTCGTCGTGAAATACTAAATGACCCAAGAATGGCCGAACAAAAGGTGGTTCTTGATAGAGTTTTAGAATGCGTATCAGATTATATCTCTGATGCTGATTACACAAATATTGTTAATAAAAAGTTATCAGATACTGAGAAAAAGGTTGAAGAACTCAAGAGCCAAACAAAGATTCTTGAAGCCAGAAACATCAGACTCAGCACAGAAAATAACAAACTTAACGAATCAGTTCGTAAGGCTGAACAAGTCCTCAACGAACAAGTTAAGGAAGAAAAGCAAGAAAGAGTAGAGAAAGCGAAGAATGCGCAGGGGAGAGGACGTACTGTCAACGATCCTGAACTTGTTGCGGAATGGAGTGGCAATAAGCCAGTAGAGAAAAAGGAAAATGTTGACACAACTTTAGTAGAAAGCTTAGATCCAGAATTCTTGCATCAAATGCAAGTTCTAGCTGGAACAAAAGCAAGTGAATAATCTTTAGTATAACCAAGGAGAAAATTAATATCATGCAAGCAAATGCCAAATTTCTAAATGAAGCAAGAGAGCTTGAATCTCGTTGGGCGCAAACAGGTTTGCTAGAGAACATCAATGACAAGTACACACGTTCTTGCACTGCGGTTCTTCTAGAAAACCAAAGGCTCATCAACGAAAGTTCAACAGATAGCGGCGACGTAGCCCAATTCAAGAGAATTTCAATTCCTCTTGTTAGAAGAATTTACCCACAACTAATTGCCAACAAGGTTGTTTCAGTTCAACCATTGCTCGGACCAACAGGATTAGTTTATTACTTAAGATTCCGTTACGGAAGCAACAAGGGCGCAGTCCGTGGTGCATCCAAGAGCGGTTTCCCTGGAGATGATGCAAACAGTTTACAACAACTAGCAAGTGGTGATGCTAATCTTAGTGTTTACTATACTCATCAATTTGTTGAAAATGAATCACAAGCTGATGCAGGTGGAGACACAAATTCAGTCTATATGCTAGAACACACACCAGTTCTTGCTGGAACAATGACTGGTACCGTTTATAGAGGAGCAACAGCTGTTGATACATTTGTTGTTGCTCAAAGCGGAGCATTCACATTCTCAACAGTTGATCACTCTGGTGCTTATGCAACAGCAGGAAGTCTAGATTTGACAACTGGCGAAGTTGATATCACATGGAGTGCAAATCCAGGTGCAAACAGAGTTGTACTCAGCTATGAATACAACATGGAATGCAACCAAGATCTTCCAGAAGTCAACCTCGTTGTTGAAAGTGAAGAAATTGCTGCTAAGACACGTAAGCTAAAGGCTGTCTGGAGTTATGAGGCCCAACAAGACCTCAGATCACAGCACAACCTCGATGCTGAAGCCGAACTAACTGCCGTTCTTGCTCAAGAAATTAATCTTGAAATTGACCGTGAAGTTCTCGGTGATCTTCGTAACAATGCTGGCACAGTAGCAAGTTGGGACTTCAATACAGCTTTGGGCGACACGATCAAAGAAAAGTATGAAAGTCTCTATGTCAAGGTTGTTGAAGTCAGCAACGTTGTTCATCGCAAGACTCTCCGTGGTGGTTGCAACTGGCTTGTTACAAGTCCAGAAGTTGCCTCCATTTTTGAGACGGCAACCGCAGGCTTCGCTCCAGCTCCAAGCGAAACATTTACAAGTTCACTCGGCATTCAATATGTCGGAACAGTAAACAATCGTTGGAGATTGTATAAGGATCCACTATTCCCATCAGGTCAAATATTGATGGGCTATAAGGGTGACAGTTATATGGACAGTGGATATTTCTATTGCCCATATGTACCACTAACTCAAACACCAGTGGTTCTTGACCCAGAATCCTTCTGCCCACGCAAGGGAATCTTAACAAGATATGGTAAGAAATTGCTCAGAGAAGGGGCAAAATTTTATGCCAGATTATCCATTGCTAACTTTGTCATCTGATAAAGTTGCAAACAAAACTAACCTTGGCTGGAAACAGCCAAGGTTTTTTTGTATAATTTACTATACTAAGATATACGTAAAACAAAAGGACAAATTATGCCTAGTGGTGGAGCAAATAAATTTTCTTACGAATATGTTAAGTCTATTTTTGAACAGAATGGATTTAAATTATTAGATAAAAATTATGTAAACAATAATACGCCTCTTAATTGCATTTGTGTTTGTGGAAATAAAGTTAAGATGAGATTGTCTCATGTTAAAAAAGGCGAAAAATGTCAGAAATATTGTATGCCTAAAATTATTTCTGATAAACTTAAAACTAAAGACGATGAAATAAAAAAAATATGCGAAGATAATAGTTGTAAATTTATTGAATCTTATATCAAAAATAAAAGAACAAGAATAAAATATACTTGCAAATGCGGAAATGAATGGGAGGCATATCTTGGAAACTTTAAACGTTTTCCTAACTGTAAGAAGTGCGGTAATTTAAAAGTATCTGGCGAGAACTGCTACATGTACGACCCGGATCGTGAAGCAATTAAGTTACGCAAGAGATTCCGTAAAATGTGTGGCCAATATATTAAAAGATTTATGGATGCAACAGGCCAACGCAAAGTAAGTCGTACGCATGAATTACTTGGCTATACCCCACAGCAATTGCAAGAGCACATATTGAGTCACCCTGACTATGAGGCCATTAAAAATGAAGAATGGCACGTAGATCACATCATGCCAATACAGGCTTTTTTGAATCATAATATATTAGATTTAAAAATAATTAATGCTTTAGAAAATCTCAGACCTATGAAAGGTCCAGAAAATATTTCCAAAGCAGATAATTATAATGAAAAAGAATTTGAAAATAAATACATCAAAATTGGAAAAAGATAATGTTTGGGCCATTCAAAGGGGCTTGGCTAGAATTTATGATTGTGGCAAAAAGAGGTGAATTTTTAATATAAATTAGTTTTTACTGCATAAATAATTTATCTATTTGGGAGTTATTATGAAAACATTTAATGAATGGTTGAAAGAAAAAAATATAGAAGAAAACATGGCGGACTACACCCCAGGTTTTATAAGAGATCCTTTACAGAGCATGGGACTTTTAGGAAAAACTTCTGCTCAAAAGAAACTTAGTGCTGAGTTAAAGGCAAGAAGAGAAAACGAAAAAGCCGCAAAAGATGGCATAGCTGCTCAACGTGCATCATACCGTAACGTCGCTCCAAATCCCGCAGATCCCGCTGAGACGCCTCCTAGAAAAACTGTTTTTCAAAGCACTTACACCTGGAAGCCAAAAAAAGCAGTAGATGATCCTAATGATATATGGAGAAAAGTCTGAGTTCTAATTTTTTTTTTTTTTTTAGGGGGTTATTATGAAAAGTTTTAAAGAATGGTGCTTGGAAAATGTTAATGAATTTTTTTGTTTATTTGGCAAGCCCAATCCTAAGGCTCA